CTTTATTTATAGACAAGTTTAACTCATCTTCAATAATTTTCAACTCGTCAAATATTTCTCTTGTATCTTCTTTTTGTCTATCTTCAATGTCATTAACTATTTCTGTAATATGTCTAATATCATTATTCATAGACCTTAAATCAGTCTTCATATCGTTCTTTAAATCTTTAGCAACATCAGCCACTAAGGTAATCTCATCGAGAATAGAATCTATTTCTGCTTTTAAAACTGCTATTTTTTCATCATAAGAGGATAAATCAGGTGCTGTGTATTCTTCTATTTTGGCTTTCATATCTAAGTAATCATCGTAAAACTTATAACCAGTCCATCCACCACCGACAATAGCGCCAATTAAAGAAAGGATAATGAAGAATTTTCCTCCGGAAAACTTAAGTCCCTGATACTCAATACTGGCCATTAATCATCTCCTGAATAGTATTTTCTTGTGCCATGTTGAACAAAATACCATACTGATCTTCTATTGTCTTGTTTAAATATTCATTAACATCGGTATCAACTATTGTTGATTGTGCATCAAAGAATGTTTTTGTATTACCAAGCATCTGCATGACAATTAAAGTTTTTGTTTGAGCAGCATCGTCATATCTAGCCTTATCATCAATTTTCTTGACTATTTTAGTAGCAGCTTTTTCTTTCTCTGATACCTTAGGTTCTGATGATTTCTCTTCTTCTACCGTTTCTTTTGAATCTTCTTCTTTTTGTAGTGTTTGTGGTTTTTCTGGTTCTGGTTCTGGTTGTTCTTCTTGAGACTCTTCTGTAGTTCCTTCTGGCTCAGGTTCAACTACCTCAACTTCTTCCATTTCCATTTGAATCTCAGTTTCTACTTCAGTTTCAACTTGAACAATCTCAGCTTCAGGTTCTGGTATATCGAGCTTTAATTCTGCTATTTCAATTTCAACACTTTCGTAAGTAATTTCTTCTTGTACAGTTTCTATGGGTGTAAACTCAACTTCACCAGAATCATCTATTTTAATATCATTGTATTCAATAATTTCTTCTATCAAATCTATTTGAGTAGGATCTGTAATATTTAAATAAACTATTTCCTCTACTGTAGTTATTTGTTGTTCAATGATAGTAGAAATAACATTATAGAAAACATTAACCGATACATCGTCAAACATAGGACCAACAGCAAGATTGATATCTCGACCACCGATTTCGATTGTAACTTTGCTTAGAACGCCACTGAAATCAAAAGACCCATTGTATGTTTGGTAGCCTGAGGCAACTCCAGATTCAGACAAGATATCAGTACCTGCAAAGACGGTAGTCCCTCCACCAGTTCCTGTAACGTGCATGTAGATTCTATCTTGAGCATCTTGTTTATCGACTTTTATGGAATATGTAACCTCACCACCGTTATCTATGTTTAAATCAGAAATGTCAACTTCTTGATAAAAAGTAGAACCCATGCCATCAACTAGCATACGAGATTTATTATCATCACTGCCTGTAATTTCTGCACAAGTATCAGTTCCTAAATCACCACAGTAAGTTCCTGATGGTATACTCGCAGGCCCTTCACCACCCCAATCATAATCCATATCTCCTTCATATCTTTCAATAGATAAAAAACCTTCTTCATATTCAAGAATATCACCAGAGTCTTCATTAGTAACAGTGGTTGTGGTAGTTGTTTTGGTTGTAGTCGTAGTGAAGATAATTTCTGTACCTTTATCTTCTTCTGTTTTTTCTAGAGTGACTTGCTCATCAATAGTGACACCTGGAGTACAAAGTCCTTCAGCATTGGGTAAACAGTCTGCTTTAGAGGATAAGGAAGCCAGTAGCAATAATAAACAAAGTTTTGAAAAGAGCAGCATTTTGTGCATCAGTGAACTCCTTAGGTTCTAGTTTGTTGGCTTGAACGTATTCTGTTTTGTATTTACTTCCGTCTGGAATTTCATCTGGATTGTCAGTCCAATATTGAGCAGCTTCAGCGCCTATGGATCCTCGTGCAGGACAAGGGGTCCCAGCATCGGTCATGGCGTCCCAAACACGACTGTCTTGACATAATATTGATACTGCCGCCACTTTCATGCCATAGGCATACATAGAACGACTTAGCTTTAATTTCTGACATAGCTCATCGTCAATGACGTATCCTGTAGCTAATCCTAAAACGTTATTTTGAACGCTAGAGCCAACAGAAACTTTACATATATCATTATTTGTGACCATTGAATTTGGTGCAGAAGCTGTTGGTGGTGTTGAATTTGTTACTACCGTGCTGGACACGGTATTTGTCTCAGCGTGAGATTTTTTTTGAAAGCCTATAAAAAGAACAAAAGTTATTAAGATCGCTGAACATAACCACATAAACCAATCTTGTCTCATTTAACATCTCCAACGTTTACGAGCTTGTCTTAATCTTGAGTTAGGATCTTTTGCAGCTTTGGGAAATTTTTTCATTTGTCCTGCTGATCGAGCGCAAAAAGACTTTCTTCTTTTAGCAGCCTTACTTCCAGGTTTTACCTTACCTGTAACAGCAGTTTTTAGTTTAGAACCAGGATTCTCTCGTCTATAACGAGCGACACCTGCTTTAGTCATTCCCGCTCCACTTTTAGTGGAACGGAAATATTTTTTTGTTTTAGGTGGTTGCTTGTCAGCTTTCCTAGTCATACTTTTTTACCCACTCACACCAAACTGTAAACTCTTGACCTGCTACTGTAGTTGCAGGAATTTCCAATTTTACATCTCCTGTGTATCCTGTAGCTTGAGTGTTATCAAGACCACCAAAAGAAGAGAAGTCAAAATTGTTGTCATAGTTTAACGATAAGAAAGGAACGTCGGCAGTAGCATCCCAAGTAAGAGTGGCAGAAGAGTTTGCTGTTCCACCACCACTATACCAAATTTTATTTAAGGATACTTGTGTACATGCTTCACCAGCTTTATTAGTAGCTAAAGCAGATACATCGACAAGAGTAATTGAGCTAGTATTGCCACCATCACAAGATACAAAACAAGTGTTAATCATTTTACGATCACCTTGAAATTGAATTGTAGGTCCTGTTACTGTGTTAGCCATGATTTACTCCTTACGCAGGTACGTCGCCAGCAAGTGCTATTTGAGCGTTTTGTAAATATTTTACAGTTACTGTTGCATTACCTGTGGTTCCATCACCATCTGTTCCTGTAAAATCAGCAAGAACTTGAATGTCAGTTGAACCAACATTTGATGCTTCAGTATCTAAAGTACCATAAGTTGTGCCTAAAGCTTTGACGTTTGCAGTTGCGATAAAAGCATCACCATCATCTGTTGTGCCAACAGAAACAGTCGCTGCATTAGTATCATCATTTACAGTTGTTACGTTTAAAACAACGTCTGTAATTTGTGAATTTGCAGGAATTGTTCCAATTACCTGATTAAGATGTGAAGCACCTGTAATATCAATAAATGCAGATTGTGCCATTACAACTTGGCCTACGTTTTTAACATCAGATCCTAAAGTAGTACCTGTTGTTTCTTTGATTGTTCCGGCCTTTACTGGACCAGAAAATGTAGTTGTTCCCATGTCTATCTCCTTTTGTTAATAGTCCCCTAAGGGTCATGAGGTTAATAAAGCTACATTCTTGCATAAAAAAAGGGCGCAGTCAAAGACATACGCCCTTCTTGTTTAATTAATTATTTATTAGGCAGCGCCTGAAGTACCAAAGATACCTCTAGGATCAGAGAAACCAAATGAGTATCTCTCTCTAGCTTTGTATCTTACGTTACCTGTGTCGAAATCACCTTCCATGTTTGTGGACATTGGTGTTCTCACGAAGTGCTTTAGACCATTAGGTGCATCAGTTTTAATGAAGAATGCATCTGTGTCAGTTAAGAAGTGATTTACTACATAACCTTCAGGAATCATTCCCATGTTTCTGATAGCGTTAATGTCATTGTCTGCTGTACCTGTTCTTAGCGCTGAGCTCATTAATCTGTCAGCAGTAAACTGTAATTCTTTTGGAATGATCAGTTTTCTACCTTGAGTTGCGATTTTTAAACCACGCTCGTCTACGTATGCAGCAATGTCAATTAAAGCTTGCTCAAGTGATACTTCGTTTAAGTCAGCGTCTACTGCTAATCTGTTGGAGAAAGTACCACCGACTGCAAGTGGGTGTGCTGTGTTAATAAGTGAAACACCGTCACCACCTGGGTTAGTACCTGCAGCTCCACCAGCAGCAAATGCTGTGTTTAAAACGTCAGCAGCTTTAACTTGCTTTGTGTTAGCCATTGATCTTGCAAGAGCTTTTGTGTAACGAGAAGAAAGCTGATCGTAGAGATTATCTTCTACAGCTTCTTCAGTGATTGAAAAGCCTAATGCAATTGTTTCGTGTGTGTAACGTGAAGTATAAGCTTCAGCAGCAGTATCATAAGAGATACCTGCGCCTTCAGATTTAACTGGAGCTGATCCAAAACCTGAAAGCATTACTTCTTCTTCGAATGCTCTGTCAGAAGACTCTTGATCGAAGATTTCTGTGTGCTCTTGCTCATATCTTGCGTATTCCAAGCCAAACAGTGCGTTTAAACCTGGTTCTAACTCTTTAACGAGTTGACTTCTTGAAATAGCCATGGTTTATACCCCTGCCTTTCCACCAGTGTAATAGTGAAGGTTTGGTTTTACGATCAAGTTACCGTTAGCAGAAGATGTATCATCGTTATCTGGATCTTTTGAAAGACCTACGATAATCCATGTTGAGCTAGCGTTTGATGCAAAAGTGTCCACTTCAGCTTTAGATATACCTGATTTTGTGCTACCTGCAGTGTATGCTGTCTCAGCATTTTCACCGACATTAGCAGCTGTTACTGTTCCAGATGCTTGAACTTCAAACAACTGATTCGGATCATCGATAACGTTTGCTACGATGTCGTCAGCTAAAATGCTACCTGGGTAGTAATTACTAAAAGTTGGTTTTTGTGTAGTTGGGTCTGTATAAAAACAACCATTAAAAATACCAACAAT